GGGAGTCGGAGAAGAACCCGCACGCCTTCCAAGCCTTGTTCAGGTTCATGCCGCCCATGAGGTAGTCGTGTATGGCGCCATCGATGCGCTGCGCGCTTGCCCCATCGAAGACGAAGACGCCCTTGAAGCGGTCGAAGAAGAACACGTCACCCTCATTGGAGGCGACGCTGTTCGGGGAGCTACAGCCGACGTCGGCATTCACATTGTACAGCGTGAAGCTCGTCGGGTCCTCACCCCCAATGACGTGGATACTGTGATCCTTGAAGACGAGGAGGTGCGACTGGTGCGAGAGCAGCTTCGTGATCTCGGTGCCGTCGTCCTCGTCCACATCGATCCAGTAGAGCGCGGGCCAGCGGTTGCCGCCCGCGTCACCCGAGTTGTCTGCGGTGGTCATGGAGTACTGCACGCGGGAGCGGTGGGCCGCGCCCGACGCGATGACGTTCCCAGCGAAGATGCGGTTGTGGTGCGACGCGGCCGTCGCGGCCAGCGGCGCCTCGGGAGTCGCCTGCGTCCCACTCTCGTCCAGGGTGCTGTCGGTGATCTCCAGCCAGGTGGAGCCGTCGAAGCGCCACGTGTTGTCGCGGATAGAGAAGAGGTAGAAGTTGTCGTCCAGCATGACCCCCTCGATGGGCCACTGTCGGCGGTTGCTGTGCGCACCCAGCTCGACGGTCTCGGCGGCGAGGGTCAGGTTGGCGCTGCCCCAGACTCCGCCGTCTTCCTCGACCACGATGAGTCGGTCGCTACCTGAGCCTGGCGTGTACTCCCAGCCGCGCATAGCGACTGTCTCTACGCCAGTGTCGGCGCGTGTCCAGCCGTCGCGCGTCTCGAACTCACCGCGCAGCCCGAACTTGACGTTCAGGCAGTCGGGAGTCTCGTCGGGTTGTAGCTGCAACTCGAAGACCTGCCGATTGAGGCCACGCGTCCAGCCACCCAGAGGGAAGATTGAGGTGGGTGTCGTGAGTGGCATGTTAGGCGTCCGCTTCTGACCAATCGTTGCGGAACGGCTCGGCTGCACCCGTGCGAGTCGACCTTCCAGCACCGAGGGTCCATGGTCCTGTGTTCTGGCGCCCCTGGTAGGCGCGCATCATCATGTCCAAGCGATCGAAGTATGACGCCATGGCCATCTGGGCCTTGGCGTAGTCCTCCTGCTGCTTCCAGACATTCGCCTCCACGTATGGCACCACCAAGTTATGGAAGGTACGCATCCAGGCAGGCGAGTCGGCAGCGGCGGTCAGTTCGGCAGGCGGCTTCACGTAGTGGACGTTGATCGTCTCGGCCGCAGACGGGATCGGAAAGAGGTACACCGACTCCTTGTAGATCGAGTAGTACTTCGGGGTGCCTGACGTCACGTTGTCGCCCCAGAGGGCGAGGGCCTGCTTGTGTGAGATGGGGATGAGCGGAGTGGACTGTCCGTCGCGGATGATGGCCTCGATGGACTGCATCTCGTCGCCCGACACCATCGAGGTGATGGCGTAGGCCTGCGTGCCCGCGACTGTGGGGAACGTGGTCTCGGCTTCGAGCCAATCCCAGTCGTTGCGCATGGCGACGTCGTAGATAGCTTCGTTGATCCATAGCAGGAGCTGGGCGTCGCTGATCTCGCCACTGTCGACCAGGGTCACCAGGCGGATAACTGCCCGAATCTCGTCTACGGTCACTAGTTCTCCCCCATGAGGTAGACCCTCATCACCGACCCAGCGACGAAGTTGGTGCCAGTCTCTGGGGTGAAGGTGACAATGTCGAGGATGTCGGAAGCGTTGACCCACGTGCCGCCACCGTGCCCAGCGAAGCGCTGATCGAGCACGGGGAGGTACGTCTCAAGCTGCCACTGGACTGGGCGATAGTGGGCGGTATCCGTGTAGCCCAGCACGTTGATGCGGACAGACGTGAAGACGTCCGCCTCGGGCGTCGCCGTTAGCGACGCAGCACAGATGCCCAACTTGAGGTGGGCGGAGGTGCCGTCGTTCTGTGTACCAGGAGACGTACCGACCCACGTGTGTGACCACGCATAATCGCTAGCGCCAGAGTCGACCGTGCCGTTACCTAGCTGCAGCAGTGGAGAGTCCGAGGCGGCATCTGAGCGGTCAGTCTTGAGTTCGGCGATAATGAGGAGGTCCTTGTGCGTATCTGGGATGCTCGCACTTGAGATCGAGGACGCAGGACTGCCGAGCACGACCTCTTCATGCAAGGTGACTTCGCCACCGCCGCCTCCGCCAATGATGTGCGATGACATCAGACATACTCCTTCAGGACGTGAATCGTCTCGGCGGTCGTCCCCAGGACCCAGACTGCCGACTTCGTGTCGAGGGTGATGGCCTCTCCCGCCCCGAGCTGGTAACCACTCGTGGTGGCGAGGGCGGCTGTCGGCCCCAGGTATACGGGGTCCGCGCCGTCGCGGTTCGTGATGATGATACTGCGCCGCTGCGCCTCGAACTCAGCGATCTGGGCGACAGTCCCAGACGCCGCCACTTGTTCTACGGTGAAAGATGAAGAGGCCTCATTGTCTGCCATTGACTACTCCTTTGCTTGTGCGTGCGCGAAACAATAGTCCTTATCGGGCAGGTGCTTCCCTCTGCATGGCTCCCCGCTGGCGGTGAGCTTGGTACACCATATCGCGGGCGGCGAACCGAACGGGGATGGGACCCCGCCCGAGCCGTCCTGGTATGGGTTGGCTGCGGCGACACCGTAGTGTCCTTCTTCTGGTACGCCTTCGGCGAATGGTTGTCTCATAGCACCCCATGAAGGAGTCGAACCCTCAACTGCGAGGTTTGGAATCTCGCGTCCAGCCACCTGGCTGGGGTAGGTGGGGGAGGGGGTCATAACTCCCCTCCCCCGATTCGCCTAGACGGCGAGGTCGTGCAGGACGCCCTGCCGCTTGCGGTTGCTCAGAACGAGCTGGCCGTAGCAGCGGATATGCTTGTACAGCACGTCTGCGTTGGTCGGTGCGAGGAACTCGCTGGGCTTGAACCAGACATCATCCAGCTTCGCCAGAGTGATGTACTTCATGTTCAGGAAGTACATGGGGTTCAACGACGCGACCGTACCGATCTGCGAGTCGAACGTCATGGGAGTCCCCTTGAACAGGAGGTTCTGGAAACCAGCATCCGCCATCGTCGGGTCCATGAACCGAGCATTCGCGGCGATGAGCGCCTCGTAATCCTCGAAGGAACCCTGGATGGTGAAGATGTTGGTCGGATGGTCGTTGCCCTCCGAAGCGTTGTTGTACGTAGTACGCATCAACGCCAGAGAGAGAGCCGTCGAGCCGACACCCTGGTTGACGTCAGACGGCTCCCACCAGGTAGCGCTGGACGAGTCGATCCCGCCAATCGTGTTCCCTTGGGTGCCGACCGAGGTCGCCAGACCGAGCCACGCGTTGCTGGTGTTGTCACCAGTCCAGAGCTGCTCGTTCAGGTTCTCCGCCACGGTCATTTCGAGCTGGGTCATCCGAGCTTCGAGGAGGCTGAGGACAGCCTCTTCTCCGCTGTTCTTGGCCAGTTCGAGGCCCGTGAAGTGGACCAGACCGTACAACTGTCGCCAGTCGTACTCGGCTGCGTCCAGGCCCGTCATTGCCGCCGTCGCGAAGACGTCGTCGTCTGCGTAGACACCCTGGTTGGGGTTCTCCGCATACATGAGGGGCTGGACAATCTTCACTCCGTGGAAGTTCTTCACGCGGTTCGCGTTCTTCAGCGCCCAAAGCAGGGGCTTTGAGGTGAAGACGTTGTCCTCCATCTGGGGGACGTAGTGATCGATCGTGACCGAGAGCACTTCTGCGTATGTTCCTAGAGCCATGTTGTTTCACCACCTTTCGTGGTTACATGCGCAAGGTTATTGCGCGGACTTGGTTAGCGCCCATGCTTCGGCGATGGACTTGGGCTTCGCAGTCTGGACGGCGACGTCAACGACGCCACCATCGCTGCGCCCAGGTGCCGACGCCTGAGGGGCGCTCTGTGCAGCAACCTTCCTCTCGGCACGGAGCGCGTCGGCCCGTGCTTTGAGGTCGAGGAAGGCCAGGTCGATCCTCATGGTCCCCATCTCAACGGCCTGCTGAAGGATTGCTTCCTTGTCGCGATCGCTGAGCGTTACACCATGTGTCGCCTCTATGTCCTTGAACCCAGCCTCGACTTCAGCCATCAACTTCTGGTCCTCCGCAGCTTGTATGCGGGGATCAGCGTCGACTAGTGCCTGCGCTCTCGCGACAACTTCTCGCTCCACGTCTTCCCTGGAAGGTACTTTGTGGGTAGAGTTGATCTTCGAGATCACGTCCACACTGAGGTCGGACTCGGTCAGGAGACCTACCGATATTGCTAGGCTGGCAATGGTGCCAGCAGGGTTCTCACGGAGGGCATCCATCAACTTGGAAGTCGCCTCGGACTCTGCCACGAACGCCTTGCGTTGTTCGGCCAGTGCCTGCGTCTTCCGCGTGTAGTCTGCCTGCCGCATGTACCCGTTGACCAGCTCCTGAACCTGGATGGGTTCATCGGAGCCTTCGACGACGACGAACTCTTCGAGGACACTCTTGTCCTCGGCGCCCTGTTGGAAGGGGTTGGGCTTGAGCAGTTGCTCAGCCACGTCCTCAAACATGAACGGTTCGACCGTCTCTTTGGCCGCGTCCGCGAATGATGGTGCGTGTTCCAGGGTATCGGGGGTCGCCTGGTCTACGACGGTTACGGCCTCTGGGGCTGCCAGGCCCTCAAGGCTCGCGTCTGTGACCGCGTTGGCTGCTGCGATCTGAGACTTAGCCGCTTCGACTGCGCCCGCAAAGTCTGGAGTGACTCCATCTTGCGTATCTGCCACGTGATTCCTCCTATAGAAATCTGTTGTCGTAAACTAGATGTACGCGTTAGCGCACCTAGCCTATCAAGCCTGAGTTCTCAGGACTTGGCGCCGCCCCTGGAGGGCCGACGTTCCCCAGCTCTGGTTGCCCAGGAGCTGATCCACCCAGGGCGTTGCCGCCTTGCTGGATGGCGGAAAGCTGTTCGGGGGTACGCTGCGGGGGCGCAGCCGTACCGAAGATGGCCTCGAAGTCCTCGACGCCCGCTGCCTCGAACCAGAGTTCGAGCATCTTGCGGAGGTCGGGGTTGATGCCCTGCGCCTGCAGCACGGGGAGTGCAGCCAGCACGTCCTGGAACAGGAGCCTGAACTTCTGCTCGCGAAGCACTGGGTCGCGCAGCTCGGTGCTCGCAGCCTCGACGAACACCTGATAGGTACCCGTCCACATCTCCCCCTCGTTGGCCGCGGGGTCGATCTTCGCTGCCGTCACTTCGTTCGCCCGCTCGGGGTCTACACCATCGACGGCGCCAGCGGCTGCTAGCCCCTGCGCGTCGTGGCCTGTGATAATCATTCCACCCACCTCGTCCTCGTCGGTGAGGGGGAAGACTTCACGGGCTATCTCGATGATGAGCTGGCCAGCCTTCTGGAGGGCGTCCTCCACGGCTGCCATCTTCTGAGCTGTCTTGACGTTGTTGCTGCCCTCGATAATCGACGCCTCTGTGGCTGTGCGACGGCCAGACGGAGCGGAGCCGCGCAAGTACTCAGAGACGCCAGTGATCTCGAACATGTCGTTCTTGGAGATCTCGTATGAGTTGTACGCGTCAGGTGACAGGAGTGGCACCTGCAGCGGGAAGATGAGATCCTTCATGTCCTGCCCGCGGTCGTCGATCTCGACGGTGTCGTTGACGATCTCGGAGCGGAGGGCGGTCTTGGCGGCAGGGTCCAGGGCGCCCTTGCGGGTCGCGAACTTCTGGACGTTCCTGCGCCTGTGCGTCACCATCTGGGAGCGGGCCTTGTTCAGCTCTTGCTGCAGGCCCTCGATCTGCTCCAGCTCGCCCATGCTGTAGGGCGAGTTGGGGATCTTGTAGTTGCCCATGATAACGAGCGGAAACTTCAGGCCCTCGACGTAGCGCAGTGGCTGTTCGAGCTGGTCGGTGAAGACCAGGAGGGTGTCGTCGATGAGGTCGTACAGCTCGTACACGTCGACGAGCTGGTCGCGCTCGTGGCTCGTGGCGCGCGTGGAGCGCTCGTCGCCTGGGCGGCGGTCGTCGTAGTCGGTCGACTGGGTGAGGTTCGCGGTGCCGTGGTACCGTGAGTCGCTCTTCAGTTCTTCGACGCTGATCTGGAAGCGGCGAATCACCCAGCGCCTGTTGCGGTCGATCCAGACATCCCACACATCGACGCGCTCCATGCGCATCTCGGCGGTGGTCTTGTCTGCGAAGGCGGACTCGGGGTCCTCCTCTGTGCGCAGCTCGTACGTGGGGAAGAAGATGCCGTTGCCGTAGACGAGGTAGTCGAAGAGCACCTCGCGCAGCACGGCATTGCCGTCCACGTCGTTGGAGCGCCACCACCTGTTGAGCCAGGCGGTCTGCTCTCGGGCCTTGGCGACGGTCGCCTCGCCCCCGAGCGGGTCCACTCGGAACTGTGGCGGGTTCGCCGACACGAACGGGATGATCGTGTTGATCGTCGACCCAGCGTAGTTGACTACGATGAGGTCGTTCTCGATGGCGGACGTGTTGCCGTCCCAGTGGTCGCCCGTATACAAGGCCTCGGCTCGCTGCCACGAGGACTCACGACTCTGTCGGTAGGACTTGCCCTCGGCCAGCAGCTCCTTGGCCCTCTTGGTGAAGTCCTTGAGCTTGGCGCTGCCGAGCTTCTTCTCGCGTGGGTATCCTGTGGCGTTTGGCATCTAGTTCTTGTACCTCTCTGCAGGGTCGTAGCGCTCAGGCTCGATGCCCTTTGCGCGCGCCGAGGCGACTACCTGCTTCTCCTGCTCCTGGCCAGACATGTATTCCGTGCCTTGCCAGCGCTTGATGCCGTACTGGAGGAGGCCGCGGCCCCCGCTGGTGCCTTGACGTCGCGAGGCCAGGTTCTCCTGGCACTCGTCGCATGTACCTCCAGCACGCCAATCCTGATGCCCCTCACCGAACACCGATTGGTGTTCGATGGGGGCGGTATCAGTTGAGGGCATTATGTGGCGCCCTGTGAACCGTCGTCCTCGCCAGCATTGCCGAGGATGCGGTAGGCGGAGCCTGCCGAAGCCAGGGCGGTGACGAGCTGGTTGTAGCCCTTGACATCGAAGATGTTGGCAGCCGCGCCGATCACGGCAGCGGTGGTACCTTCGTACCCGCGACGTACGGTGAGTACGTCGTTGGTGGCGTCCTTCGCCGTGACGAGCAGACGCTCGGTGCCACCTGTCTCGATCTTGATGATGTCGCCGACAGCGAATGCCGACTCGTCACCAACCTCGAATTGGGTGGTGGCTTCGTCGATGTAGTGCGCGATGGCGGTCGTGTCCGCGT